GGCTATGTGACCGAAGGATTCTCAAAGATAGCTAAAATCAGTGTTTTAGATATTAGCAAAACTGCCTTGGATCGTGTACGACCTTTTTGCGAATCGGTGTATCATATAGACAAAGTCACAACTCTTCCTACTGATTTTTTTGATTTAATCATTTGTCATAATGTGGTACAGCATATTCCTACCAAACCATTAACAACTGAACTTAGGCATGCTATCCGTAGTCTTAAACCCACAGGCACGTTTGCTGTAGAATATGTTTGGGCCAATGACATCGAAGATAATGGAGTTGAGTTTGATCCGTCTTGGGCCACTGCTGGTCAATTATGCCGCAGTGACAAATTTATGTCTGAGTTAATTAAAAGATTAGGCGGTACCAGCAAGATATCTCGTACAAATCCTGTTCCAAGGCATAGAAAAATACACGGATTAACTGTGTTACACATACAGAAAGATCAAAATGTTTAACGATAAAAGAATATTCATTTCAGGTGCCACTGGCTCATGGGGTCAGACCCTGGTGAGCATGTTGCTCAAAAACTACGACCCAAAAGAAATTATTTGTTTCAGCCGCGGCGAACTTCAACAAGTGCTGATGCAGAGACGATTCCAAGATTCTCGATTGAAGTTCATCATCGGCGATGTGCGTGACTACGAAAGCGTACGGTTTGCAACCAAAGGTGTTGATGTCATATTTCATTTGGCTGCACTCAAACATGTGCCCATCTGTGAAGACCATCCGCAGGAAGCAATCAAAACAAACATCACAGGCACCACCAACATCGTCAATGCCGCAGTGGAAAATCATGTCGGCAAAGTGATTGATGTCAGCACCGACAAAGCAGTAGATCCATTGAATCTGTATGGCATGACCAAGGCCGTGGGAGAAAAGTTGATCATACAGGCCAACCAGCTGACTGACAAGACTAGATTTGTGTGCATACGCGGTGGCAATGTCATGGGATCAAATGGCAGTGTGATTCCGTATTTTATTGAACAGATACGTGCTGGAGGACCAATCACCATTACAGATCGAGCCATGACACGTTTCTTTCTTACCCTGGAAGAAGCCATTGAGTTGTTGTTCAAAGCTGCCGAAGCCAGCATTGGTGGAGAAACCTTTGTGATGAACATGCCAGCTTGCCGTATTATCGACGTGGCCGAAGTGCTGATGCAACATTATGGGCGTGTGGAAGTAGTGGAAATGGGTGCCAAACCAGGAGAGAAACTGGATGAAATGTTGATAAGTCAACACGAAGCCCGACAAAGTCTTTGCTATGATGACAACTACTACGTGATCCTACCCACCAACGCAGGAATGGTATTGCTGGACAACTACAACACTCTGCAAAAATTTCCACATCCTGAATTCAGCAGTCGGACACGATTGATGAATCACGAAGAAATAAAACTAATGTTGAAAAAAGGCGGATTCTTATGAAAGTGACAGTGGTAGGCAGTCAGGGCATGGCTGGTCATGTCATTGTACGATATTTGTTGCAACAAGGACACGATGTTGATGCTGTGGATCGGTCACGTTTAGATGTTGAGAATCCTGCGAGGGTGATGGATTTTTTTGACAATTTGCGTGCAGACGTCGTGATCAACGCCATTGGTCTTTTGGTACAGCCTTGTATAGCCAGACCCGACCGAGCATCAACAATCAATGCCTGGTGGCCACAGTATTTGGCCCACAGACTGATAGACACAACTACTAGAGTTGTACACCTAAGCACAGACTGTGTGTTCGATGGAGCTCATGGTCCGTACAACGAATCTGATCCACACACAGAACTCAATGCCTACGGTCGTAGCAAGAGCCTGGGCGAAATCAACAACAAAAAAGACATTACCATGCGTACCAGTATCATAGGGCCAGAGCTCAAAACCAGTACCAGCTTGTTCAATTGGATGTTAAAAAATACTGAACAGACTGTGCCCGGTTGGGACAATGCTTGGTGGAATGGCATCACGACACTGCAACTGGCACAGTGTATCGATTCTTGGATCCGATCGCCCGATGTCACAGGCATTTATCACGTGGTCAACAATGCCGTGGTCACCAACAAATACGATTTGCTGTGTGAGATCAATCATGCCTTTGATCTTGGCAAACAGGTTGTCCGCAGTCAAGGACCCAAGACAGTAAACAAAATTCTGCAGGACACCAGACTAGCTAGAGACTGGGCAATACCCGATTATGCAACACAGTTACGCAAACTGCGGGCCTGGTATTAAACTCGCACCCACTGACGCATGTGAGCCCACTGGCGGCCACTTCTAAGATCATCAAAACTCCAATGGCACTGTGCCAACTTGCGTACCCATTGCTCGCGGTCGGGCATGATGGGATTTTCTAGTAGGTTGAAATCTGTGTTGGCCACTTCACCAGCCTGACAGTAACCGGGTTGATCGGTAATAAATGTGGGTATTCCTTCAATGGCTGCCACACTGCTGGGAGTGCTGTTATGACATATCAAAGCCCAGCAATTGACCAAGTCCTGTGTAATATGACGTTCTTGCGGACTCAGGACCACATTATAAGGTGCAAAATCTGTGCCTGCAGGAAAATTTTTCCAGTCGCCAGGGTGCCAGCGCAACACAATGGGTCGGTCTGAATATTGCCTGACACGCACAAAAGTTTCATCCAACCACTGCATGAGATTACGTCCACGCATGCTCCAACCCATGGGCCTCTGTAAACACATCAAGATATGATTACCATTGGTCCTCCAAGGCTTGAGATCCATGTTGTAATCTCTACGTATGTTGGCCCAGTTTTCTTCGCCAGGCGACTCGTTACAGTAGATTCCGTCACAAGGGAACACGCCATTGAAACTGTACCTTAGATATTTTTTTGGATTGGTACGATCACGATAGATAAAAACATTTGAATCAATGCTGAGCCAGTAGCGACCCGACTGCGTTTGCGTGTCCATCACCATCTTGCGAACTGCGTAGTGTGGTAATTTGGTTTTACTTGGATTACTGGCAAATGCATTGCCAATTATGGCACCAACGTCACAGTGTTCGTAGGTCTTACTGTAACTGATTTCGGCCTGGTCGCCGCAACGTGCAGCTCCTTCGGCAAAATAAGTCAAGGCATTGACTTTTTCATCACCATTGATGTGTTTGGGCAAACTGGATAGATAACTTTTAATAATCAATGGTCGCACGATCGGCATTCTCCAAAACTATATTCCAGGCTTCGCCGGTGATAATTTCATCCAGACTAAATTGACTGTATGCTATACTAGACAACCATTTGTAAATGATATCTTCGTCGGGCATGTTGGGATTTTCCAAGTTACTTAGATCTTCGTTGCCCACCGGATCAGCCGCAGTGGGTGCCAAGGAAAAAGCCGGTATGCCAGCTTGTATGGCTTCTATGGCAGCCACACTTTGATACGTGATCAAGGCATACACATCGTCGTCCAATGCATCATATATCGTATCGTTGGTTCGTTCTCCTCTGCTGGCTTTCTGACGGAACACGACAGGTCGATCAGTGTGTTTTTTCAATTTCTTTTTGACTTTGTTGATCCACATTTCTCTGTCTATGCCATAGTACTGGAATGGTTTTTCACTGGGCAACACCACAAGGATCTTGCTGCCAGTTCTACGCCAACCTTTGTATTCCAATGCAGGATTGAATTTTACTAATTGTTGCCAGCGATCATCGGGCACGTCCATGATAGTGCTGTGTTGCATGGCATTTTTTACAATGCGATGATAAATTTTTCTTCCTGTGCGATTGTTCTCACAAGGATAATTGCCTAAATATCCACCTTCAATAAAATAGTAATCCTGGCCTCTACGTCTGACTTCGTCTGCTATTTTGCCAGAACTGATGCCTCGCAACAACACTGGCTTCTGACATATCAAGTCAGTCTCGGTTTTGAATCTGTTTTTGTCGTAGTAGGGTGCCTCGGGCCAGGCAGCCATGATCATGGCTGGATAATCACTGAATTTTAGACATCTTTCAAAGCGTTCACTTTCGGCCACAATGTAGTTGATAAATTCTTGTTGTAGAGTGTCGCCACCTTGACGTTTGAGATGATATCGTAGATCTTTGGTCAACAGTTCCTCTGGCACAGAAATCTCTCCGTAGGAGTTTTCAATTCGTTTCAACATTTTGACCTGATAATACAATTTACGTAGATCCGATACGCTGTGTTTAAGAGCCGATTCTACGGTTTGATGTTGGTCACAATAAATTTTTTCTGGCCACCGATCCACTAAACAATTTGGTATTATCATACTGTCCTCTGCTGGCAATATTCTGTCAAAATACGCTCACGGTGCCATTCTTCGCCTTGTGGTGTATCGGCAAACTCAGTGAAGCAAGGTGTGCCCAAGGTGTAATGTAAAAGTTTTGCGTCGGGGTTGGCACCGAACTCATCTGGCAACCAGTTCCATTCTATGGGTAGTTCGCCTATGCGTTCATCATCCAGCCAGGAGAATCTGTGCAGGTAACTACCAGGCTGTCGTTGAACAAAATCAGGTGTGAGTTTTCTGTTGGGCCAACTGCTACAGTTCCATAGTATCACACTGGACCAATTCTTTCTGGGATAGTCCTCATTTTTAGAACCCATGTATTTTTCTGTCATGCGTGTTTTATAATCGTGCTTGACCACCAGGACATCATAATGCCCTTCCAGGCGCATGTTCCAAAGTTTCACTATGTCGTCACGCAAGATCATGTCGCCGTCGATGAATATGGCCCAGCCTTGGTAGCTCATCAAATGTGGAACCAGGAATCTGGTGTACACAAAATGATTGCTGTTGTCGCCGTGGGTTTCTTCATAGTCCTGGAACAGATTCAAGGCCACGGGCACAATGGCCACGGGCTGACTGGCATGCCGGATGATACTGTTCACACAGGTATGATATGCTATGGCTTCTCTAGGATCGTATCCTACAAAAATTGGTATTGGTGTCATAATCTAGTAATGTCTTCTTCGGTGCAATGGTTGCCGTACTGTATTTCTACAATTTTCAAAGGTTGATCCGTGGTGTTACGCAACTGGTGCCATTGTCCTTGATCTACCCAAAAATGTTCTTGCGGTTTTAACTCGTCTACAAAAACAGGATCGTTTGAAAGTTTCATAGTATATACCTGACCACATCCTTCACTGACCATCCAAAATTCGTTTCTGTGATCGTGGTATTGCATGCTGATACTTTGTCCAGGATTCACTGTGAGTTCTTTGACTTTGATTCCGGGAACTTCGTGTAGTACACGATAGTAACCCCAGTCACGCTCAGTTCGAGGCGCTTTCCATTCCTGTAATATCCAACTGCTTGAATTGGCTTTGTCTTCTCCACCTACCCCAAACACAAACTCTACACCGTCAACTGTCATTTCAGGAATATTATCTTTTGTCCTATCTCCGCCATTGGCGAATATGATGCGATCTTCTGGATAGTGTGCCCGGACTTGTTGTAACAAATGACAGGCTGTGCCGTCATCGTCGTCAAAGGTGTATACTTCGTCCACGCTGGAAAGATTGTTCAGTATGCACAAGCGTTCCGTCCAGGGCATGAATGCTCGACCTTTTTTACGGGCCAGCCATTCGTCACTGTTGATTCCAACTATGAGCATGTCGCCTAGCAGTCGTGCTGCCTTGATATATTTTATATGTCCGGAATGTACAGGGTCAAATCCCCCGCTGACTACAACTATAGTTTTCATGAGGTATTTAATTGACCTGCCTGACCAATCACAGTTTTATCGTATGGCCATGCTCATAAGGCTGTGATCTAGCCATGGCAAAACAAGATCCTGTTGATTCAAATGACCGTGAGCAAGAACACTGTCTTTGCCCGATTCAGGAATCAGATTAAGTTCTTCCAAGTGATACCAGGTTGTGTTTTTTGGATCCATAGGAGCCTGTGCGCTTTTGTACACGGCCGCATGTATCCATGACTCTCCTGGGCTTTGTCGGAAAAATCCACTACGACAATCCCATCCTGTGGTGGCCAACATGTAGATAAGATTAACCAAGCTGTAATGATAATAGCTGCCGCTGGGCAAATAATAATCAAACTGTCTGCGATGTATGCGCTGTGTTATGGGCACACACATGTACAACATGGCACCTTCGCTGGCCATGTGCCACCAACGTGCTAGAGTTTGCAACGGTGACCTTGCATACTGAAAAGCGTCATGGCACCATAACACATCATACCCGCCGGGAAACTGCAGCATGTCTTGTTCAAAATCAACACTCTGATAAGCCAGATTAGGATACTTGACTCGAAATGGACTGTCCTGGCCAAGATCCACTCCGGTACATCTGATCATCAAGGGTTCTGGATCGTCGTCACGTGTGGTTCGCGTGGCCCACCATTCGGTGTCTTTCCCGTTGCCACAGCCAAGATCCACCATGCTGCGTATGCTGGCCATAAAGTCATCGTACTCGTACAACAGATTCAGAGTTTGTAAACTGTGGGCATGACTGTCTGTGGCATTGGCAAATATCATACTTGGATGTCTTCCATGCCGGCGGTGCGTAGGCGAACAATATGCCCACTCATCCAGCTTTTTGAATCCAATCCTTTCATGATACCCAACCAGCGATTGCGCAACAGGGCCACTTCGTTGATTATAGTTTCAAAGTCAATCACTTCATCTTCGCCGTCTACGTATTTCTCTGCGTCTCTGCTGGTCAGGGCACGCTGATAACCTTCAAGATATTTTTGAAAGTGCTTTCTACGTATTTTTCTCAACTGTATGTTCAAATGATTGAGTATGGCTTCAATTTCTTGCAGTTGGTTGAATCTGTGTTCAGTAATACCCGGCAACTCTTTGATGTTCTTTTCAATCAATCCACCCACTCGCACATCACGTTTGGCATCTTCTAGTTCGCGCTCGTAGTAGGCTATAAAGTCAGGGATGTTACCTAAATCAGCTACTACCTTGCTATACCACATCAGTAATCTTCTTCCTCGTCGTCAAAGTCTTCCTCGTCTTCTTCGTC